ATAATATCTAAAAGGAGATAAAAATGAAAAAAGTAAAAAAATTTAGAAAAAAATATAATTTAGGAGGAGAGGCAACAAAAGGACCTAAACTCGGACGTAGACCCCGAACGGCTCGTCCGCTAAAAAAATCTTCTAAAAATGTTAATACACCCGGAGAATCACAAAGAGCATTTCAAGGAAAGATAGATCTTATGATTTCTAAAGCTGAAGGTGATTTTAATAAAATGATAAAAAATTTTAGAGCTAAAACTAGATCGTAGTGATTAGTAGGTCTTCAATGCCAAAACAATTAACAGGTCGTCAAAAAAAGACGATGAAAAAACACTCAAAACATCATACAAAAAAGCATATGGCTTCTATGAAAAAAGCTATGAAAAAAGGTAAAACTTTTACACAAGCTCATAAAAAGGCAATGAAAAAAGTAGGTAAGTAATGGCAACGTCAAGTACCAATACTTTCAACTTAGATGTAGATCAAGTCATAGAGGAAGCATTTGAAAGATGCGGAATAAATTCTAGATCTGGTTATGATTTAAAAAGCGCAAGACGTTCACTTAATATTATGTTGGCTGAATGGGCTAACAGAGGTATTAATCTTTGGACAGTTGAGCTTCGTACAAAAACATTAACAGCAAGTACAAGTAGTTATACTTTAGATTCTGATCTTATTGATATATTAGAAGCTGTTTTATTTACAACAACTGATACAACAACTGATATAGAAGTTGATCGTATTAGTCGTGCGGAGTATTTAAATATATCTACTAAATCTTCAGAAGGCACACCAGTACAATATTTTTTACAACGAGGAGCTTCTACTCCAACATTGTATTTATATCCAACACCAAATGCAGCTCATACTTTTAAGTATTGGGGATTAACTAAAATACAAGATGCTGGTAATTATGAAAATGAATTAGAAGTACCTACAAGATTTATACCTTGTTTGTCTTCTGGGCTTGCTTATTATATGTCAGTAAAAAAAGCACCAGAAAGAGCACCAATGTTAAAACAAATTTATGATGAAGAATGGCAACGTGCTTCTGAAGAAGATAGACCACGTTCCAGTTTCTTTGCTACACCAGAAAGAGGAGTTATCTAATGGCACATGCAGCAGGTAAATATGCAAAAGCAATATCTGATAGAAGTGGATTAGAATTTCCTTACAATGAAATGGTAAAAGAATGGAATGGATCTTTAGTACATAAATCAGAATTTGAATCTAAACATCCACAGCTAGAAAGACAACAACACAAACCAGATGCACAAAGTTTAAAAGATGCACGTCCCGCGCGCGTAGAACCCCTAACAGTTTTTGTTGGCGGTGCAGGATTTTTTGAATATAATAATAGCATGGAAGTTCCTAGTAAAAAATCACCAATGGTTGGTTTAACCGTTGGCACAGTTACCGTGAGCACATCATAATGGCCGTTACATATTCAGAACTAACAACACAAATTTTAAATTATACTGAAGTAAGTACAGACGTATTATCTTCTACTATTACAAATGATTTTATAGAACACACAGAAAATAGAATATTTAGGGACATTGATCTAGACGTTTTTAAATCACATCAAACAGCCAATCTTGTAACAAGTAGTCCTTTCTTATCATTACCGGGCGGAACAACGCCTACACCAACATCACTTGGTACAGTTAGAACATTTCAAATTTACCCAGCTTCTGGAACTCCAACAAGGACATTTTTAGAACAACGAGATATTAGTTTTATGAATGAATATTGGCCAGACAGAACATCTACGGGAACACCTAGATATTGGGCTTGGTGGGATCATAACTCGATTTATGTTGCACCAACGCCGGATTCAGCGTATAACGTGGAATTAGGAATTACTAGATTACCAACAAGACTGTCTAGTAGTAACACAACCTCTTGGTTGGGTAATAATGCACCAGCACTATTACTTTACGGATGTCTTGCAGAAGCCTTCAAATTCTTGAAGGGACCAGCGGAAATGCTGCAATTATATGAACAATCATATCAACGTGCTCTTCAAGAGCTTGTCATAGAACAGCAAGGAAGACACCGAAGAGATGAATATATGCATGGGGCGTTAAGAACTCCTTTGCAATCACAAAACCCATAGGAGGATAAAACATGGCTATAACTCAAGCTGTATGTACAAGCTTTAAACAAGAGTTGCTAGTTGGCACTCATAATTTTACAGCAACAACTGGTGATACTTTTAAAATAGCATTGTACACAAGTTCTGCTTCTTTGGATGCAACCACAACTGCTTACTCAAGCTCGAATGAAGTTTCAAATTCTGGAACATATACTGCTACTGGTGGATCACTAACAAGTGTAACACCAACGACAAGTGGTACAACTGCAATTTGTGATTTTTCTGACATATCTTTTACGTCAGCAACAATCACTGCAAGAGGAGCATTAATTTACAATAGCACAGACTCTAATAAAGCTGTTGCTGTTTTAGATTTTGGTGGCGATAAGACATCTACAAGTGGAACATTTACAATTCAGTTTCCAACAGCCGATGCAGACGACGCTATATTACGATTAGCATAGGAGAAAATAAATGGCATTAGTCATTAATGATCGTGTAAAAGAAACTACTACCACAACGGGAACAGGAGCTGTTTCTCTTGGTGGTGCTGTAACAGGTTTTGAAACTTTTGCTGCTGGTATAGGTAATAGTAATACAACGTATTATGTTATTGCTCATCAAACAGCGGCAGAATTTGAAGTAGGCCTTGGAACACTAGATGGTGATAGTTCTGATCTTACACGTACAACAGTTATATCTTCTTCAAACAGCGATAGTGCTGTTGATTTTGCAGCAGGAACAAAAGATGTTTTCTGCACAATGCCAGCAAGTAAATTGGTATTTGAAGATGCTAGCTCTGATGTAACTTTACCAAACGATCTTATTTTAGGATCAGATTCAGCCGTACTAAAATTTGGTGCTGATTCTGATACAACTTTAACACATACAGACGGCACAGGTTTAACTTTAAATAGTACTAATAAACTTCTTTTTAGAGATTCTGCTTTATATATTAATTCATCTACTGATGGTCAATTAGATATTGTTGCGGATACAGAAGTACAGATAGCAGCTACAACAATAGATATTAATGGTGCAGTTGCACTTAACGGAGCTATTACTGGTGCTACTAATATTACTTTATCTGGGGAACTAGATGCAGCAACTGGTGATTTTTCTGGAGATGTAGATATTGATGGAACACTAGAAGCTGATGCAATCACTGTTGATGGAACAACACTAGCAGAATTTATTGCTGACACAACAGGAGCAATGGTTAGTAGTAATACCGAAACAGGTATAACTGTAACTTATCAAGATGGTGATAATACTATAGATTTTGCATTAGCGGCAGCGCAAACAACAATTACATCTTTACTTGCAACAGATATTAAAATTGGTGAAGATGATCAAACAAAAATAGATTTTGAAACTGCTGATACAATTAATTTTTATGCAGGAAATGAAAAACAATTAATACTTACAGACGGTGCTTTAACACCGGGTGCTGATAATATCTTAGACCTTGGTAGTGCTAGTGTAGAATTTAAAGATGCATTTTTTGATGGCACTGTAACAGCAGATGCTTTTGCAGGACCATTAACTGGTGATGTAACCGGTAATGTTTCTGGAACTGCGGCTACAGTAACCACTGCGGCTCAATCAAATATTACTTCTCTTGGAACACTAACTACACTTACTATTGATAATGTAATTATTAATGGAACAACTATTGGACACACTGATGACACAGATTTAATTACTTTAGCAGACGGTATTGCAACTGTTGCAGGTGAAATATCTGTAACTACTCTTGATATTGGTGGAACTAATGTGGCCTCTACTGCTGCTGAATTAAATATTGTAGATGGTAATACATCTGCAACATCAACAACTTTAGCAGATGCAGATAGATTAGTAACAAATGATAATGGAACGATGGTGCAAGTAGCACTGTCTGATGTAAAAACGTATTTAACAAGTGCAGGATTTTCAAGTGAGGACCCAACGGCCCTTGCAATTGCCCTTGGCTGATATTATAATAGGAGGATAAATGGCTAATACTTTTAAAGTTGTAACTAAAGCAGGAGTAACTAGTGCTGATGTTATCTATACCGTTGCAGGTTCTACGACCACAGTAGTTCTTGGAATGATGGTAGGTAATACAACCACTGGTCAAATCACTGCGACAGTTACGTTGACTTCAGATACCTCTAGCAGAGCAGGTGCAAATAACGAAGCCAACCAGACGGTTGAACTTGTTACTACGGCGCCGATTCCTGTTGGCGGATCGTTGGAGTTGCTTTCGGGTAACAAAGTTGTGATGGAAACAACAGATTCGCTAACATTAACAGCGACTGGTGCGGCTGACATTGCTTTGTCAATAATGGAGATAACGTAGAATGGCATATGTAGGAACACCCTTAGATACAACTAATGCATTTCAATC